GCTAAAAGCAGACTCTCTAAAGAAAATAAAGAAGTAAACATTCGTCTTTATTATGACGAACGTGGACTTGATCGTTACTATGGACTTCTTGAATTAGGAGAGCTTGGAGGCTTGTGGAAAAATGTTGCTGGAAGATATGAAATGAATGGTAAGAAAATATATGCCAAACAAATATTAGCAAATCCCGAAGAATATTTTACTGAAGATGTAATGCAGTCTTGCATACGGCAATTGATTAATCCCATCAGAAATAAATTTATTCAAACTTATGATAATGTTTTATCTGAGTCAACTTGTAATGAGTTAATAAATTTGGTTGATGAAAAAAATGAAAGAATAGAGAGAGATAGAAAACCCAATTTCTATCAAAGAAATATTGGTGATCTTCCAGAGTACACAGGTCTTTATCATAAGTTTATTGAATTAAGTGTGGATTATTTTTCAGATTTGGGTTATACTAAAGATCTACTTCCTGAAAAACATGGTTTTGAAGAACTGAGAATTAAAAAGTATGATGTTGGTGATGCATTTGATAGACATGTAGATGTTGCAGATTATAATTCTGCAAGAAGGTGGGTTGCCTTTCAGGTCTATTTGAATGATAATTTCAAGGGTGGTGAAACTGAGTTTTATTCCTTTGAAAAAATTATAAAACCAAAGACTGGTCGTGTTTTGGTTTTTCCTCCATTATGGACATTTCCTCATGCTGGACTTCCTGTTTTAGAAGGTACTAAGTATATACTTACTACTTATTTTCATTATGTGTAAAAATGGATCGAATTGAGAATATTATTCTGAGGAACTTAGTCTTCAATGAGGACTATCTAAGAAAAGTTCTTCCGTTTATACAACCTGAATATTTTAATAGTAGAGATGAGAAGATCATCTTTGAACACATTGCTAAGTATGCTGTAGAATATAATAGTTTAGTTACTCAAGAAATTCTTTCAATTGAGATTGAAGAAAGAAAAGATGTAACAGAACAAGAAGTTATTAACATCAATAAGATTATTAATAGTCTTGATAAGATTGATTCTGATCTTGATTGGTTAAATGACACTACAGAGAAGTGGTGTAGAGATCGTGCTATATACTTAGCATTGATGGAATCCATTCAAATTGCAAATGATGAGGATAAAAAGAGAACCAGAGATGCTATACCAGATATTTTATCAAAAGCATTAGGTGTATCTTTTAATAGAAATATAGGTCACGATTATTTGGAGGATTATGAAGAGAGATTCGATCTCTATAATAAAAAAGAAAGTCGGATCGAATTTGATCTTGAACTTTTTAATAAGATTACGAAAGGGGGTCTACCGAATAAGACTCTCAACATTGCTCTCGCTGGCACAGGTGTTGGAAAATCTTTATTCATGTGTCATGTGGCTAGCAGTGTCTTACTCCAGGGAAAGAACGTCCTCTACATCACTCTCGAAATGGCAGAGGAGAAGATTGCGGAGAGGATCGATGCTAATTTACTTAATGTCAATATACAGGAAATAATAGAATTACCAAAACCAATATTTGATTCTAAGGTAAATTCTTTATCTAAGAAGACTCAAGGAAAACTTATTATCAAAGAGTATCCTACTGCATCTGCTCATTCAGGACATTTTAAGGCATTATTAAGTGAACTTGCATTAAAGAAATCATTTAAACCTGATATAATATTTGTGGATTATTTAAACATATGTGCTTCATCAAGATACAAAGCTAATGGTAATATCAATTCGTACTCGTACATTAAAGCGATTGCTGAGGAACTTCGGGGGTTGGCTGTCGAAGCAAACGTCCCGATTGTTAGTGCTACTCAAACTACTCGTTCTGGTTTCGGTTCTAGCGATCCTGACCTTACTGACACGTCAGAGTCTTTCGGACTCCCTGCTACTGCTGACCTTATGTTCGCTCTCATATCTACTGAGGAGTTGGAAGGAATGAATCAGATAATGGTTAAACAATTAAAGAATAGATATAATGATCCTACTATCTTCAAGAGATTTGTGATTGGTATAGATCGTGCAAAGATGAGATTATATGACTGTGAACAAAGTGCCCAAGATGATATAGTTGACAGTGGACAAGAAGAAGAGTATAATATAGAAAATAAGACAAAGAAGAAGTTTGCTGCTTTAAAATTCTAATGACAAAAAAAGTTGACCTGCATAAGTACCTTGATTTCGTGGATGGTGTCACATCCGATCCCAGTAAAGATTATAAATCGTTTATTGCCAGTCTTGAACTTCTTGATAAACAGGGTTCCAATATTAATCGTCTTACCACTGCTGCTGTTGGGATTAGTGCTGAAGGTGGTGAGTTTATGGAAATCGTTAAGAAGATGGTATTCCAAGGAAAACCTTGGAATGCCGATAACAGAGAGCATCTTATTATTGAGTTGGGTGATGTTCTCTGGTATGTGGCACAAGCTTGTATGGCTCTTGAAGTATCATTTGATGATGTAGTGGCACGTAATGTAGAGAAGTTAAAGAAAAGATATCCTGGTGGTGAGTTTGATATATATTATTCAGAGAACCGTAAACCAAACGACCTATGATTCACATGAGAGACCAATTATTAAAAGCAGTGCTTGCACATGCTAGTGGAGAGATTGCAAAACACAGAGCAAACGTTGAAGTTTACTTAGAACATCCAATGGGTATTGGAGAACATTCAGATATAACCGAAGCAATTCAAGTTGAGTTAGATAAGATTGCACGTTACCATGATCAGATAGAAGTTATTAACCATTACTTTATGAAGAAGAACTAAATACTTAGAAAGTATCTAATAATAATGGCATATGAACTTTCTGAAGCCTTTTATGCTGGATTATCAACACTTCCTTTAGATGATGTAACGGATCAGGAAACATTTACTAATCTTTTTGAAGATGCTCTTAATGCATTTAGAGGTGGTAAGGTATATGGTTCTAATAGTGCTTCTACCAGAGGTGATGAATTAAAGAGAGGTTTTAATAGATCAATTAATAGTACAGGTGATGTAGCTTTACATTCTGATTTAGCTGCTGGAATATCTGCTGTAAAGGCAACTCGAGCAGCTACTGGATTAGGTATACCACAAGTTGCTTATTTAACTGGAAATTCATGGCATAGAGATATTGCTATGTTTAAAGTTCCTGCTGCAGGAATGAATGATTATAATTCTTCTGACATTGTATTGAGATATCCTAACGATCATTTTGTTGGTATATCTTTGAAGAAGAAAAAGGCAATGCAAGATGCATCTCCTCCATTAACTAATGCTGCTTTTTCTTCATTCTTACAGAATGATGCTGTGTCACAATTATTGGAGGAAATAGAAGAAGTTAGATATAAATTTTTTGCTAAGATAATTTGGGATGCATGTCATCAGACAGGTAGAAATAGTCCTTTTTGGTCTGAGAAAGAAAAGAAAATTTTATTGGAATGTGGAGCTCAAGGTAAACCACAAAAAATATATGAACCTACTGGTGAATTTACTAAAACAGGTAAACCAAAAACAGAAAAAATTGAATATAGATTACCCGATATAAAATTACAACCTAATGGTGAACTAAGTTTACAAGATGCTAAAAGAGTATTGAAGATGAAGGTGGATGTTTGGAGATGGAGTGCAAAAGATAATGATTGGAAAAGAGAAGAAGTACCTTTGATTAATCTTAAAGATGTTGATCATGTGAGAAACCTAAATCCAAGACTTCCTAGTAAAGATAATATACAAACAAGGTGGAGAAACTATGTTAATGGTCAGTTGAAAGGAAGTAGTACATTATGGACTGATTTTGTAAATATAATGAATAAGGATGATGAAATAACAGTTGGTGGTCAGAGGAAGAAATTTAAAGATTATATGGCAGATACTCTTCTTACTAGAGCTTTGAAATTAGATCTTAAAAAAGTTCTTAAAGATGCAGGCGTAACACCTACATTTGATTTTTATTTGGTAGAAGGTGTTGGAAAGGCCACTAATAAACCTTTGTTTTATAAAGCTGATGCTGATCTTAATCCAATAGAAGGTGAAACAACTACTGATAGTTCTTTAGCTGCAAGAGAAGGAGGTAAAAAGAGTGGAAAATTATTACGGACTGGACAATTTGTCATGGAACCTTCTATTGGAACTGCTAGTGTTGTAAAAGCAGAAACTTTACTTGAAAAAATTAATAAATGGTGTGGAACTGGTTGTACAAATGAAGTTAGATTGGAGAAAGGATCTGCAGACGCAGCTTCAGCTGAATTTGGTTTGTATATGACTTCATCATCTGGTGTGACAATAAAAGCTCTTAATATTACATTGAGATATGGTGGTAGTTTTGTTGCTCATCCCAGATTTCATGCAACTATGACTGGTGACTTTAAAAAACAATTTAAGACAAATTAGATGAAGAATACTCACCTTGAACACTTAGAAGATAATATCTTGAATGATGGATCAAGAGGTGGTCGTGAAGCAATTATTTTTCTAAGATCTCTTGGAAAGATGTTAGAACAAGGTGGTGCAGATACTCGTGTCACTGTAAAGTGGGATGGTGCTCCTGCAATTATTTGTGGTATTAATCCAGAGAATGATGATTTCTTTGTTGGTACAAAGTCTGTTTTTAATAAGGTATCTCCGAAGATTGCATATTCAGAAGATGATGTAGATAAATTTTATCCACCAGGACAATTACAACAGAAGTTAAAAGCATCATACAGATACTTATCACAACTTGGTATTACTGGAGTTGTACAAGGTGATTTACTTTTTACAAATGATAAGTATGTTGCAACGATTGGTGGTGATGAATGTATTGCTTTTACTCCAAATACTATTACATATGCGGTTCCAAAAAATAGTGAGTTAGGTGAAAAAATTAACACTGCTAATCTTGGAATAGTATTTCATACCACATATGAAGGAAGAAGTTTAGATTTAATGGTAGCTAAATTTGGTGCATCTGTACAAGGTAATAGTGATGTATTTGTTGCATCTGCAGAGTTTTCAAATGCATCTGGTGAAGCAAGTATGTCTATGACAGAGAAAGGTCAATATAATTCATTGATTAATCGTGCAGAAGGTTCATTGAAACAATCATCAAAGTTTTTGGATATGATGAAAGGAGATGATAAGTTCTCTTTGAATTATATGTTTAAAATATTCTTTAACAGGTATGTTCGTGAAGGAAAGAAACCTGTAGGTGTTCGTGATACAGTTGCTGGTTTTGCAAAATATTTTTCTGATTCATTGGATAAAGAAGTTGCATCAAAAAAACAAAAAAAGACACAAGATAAATACTTGGAGATTAAAAATAAAGGTTTAAGGTTTATTTCTGCAAATCAGAATCCTCTGTATATGACAGTAGCTTCATATTATAATTTACAAGCTGCTAAACAATTTATGATAAATAGATTACAAAAGGTGAATACTTTTGGGACATTTCTTAAAACCGAGAATGGTTACAGAGTTACTGCTCCTGAAGGATTTGTTGCTATTCGTTCTGGAAGAGCTTTAAAACTTGTGGATCGATTAGAATTTAGTAGAGCAAACTTTACCGCTGATAAAAATTGGGATAAAGGATGAAAAGTTTTCGCCAGTTTATAACTGAATTATCTGCCGATGCAGTCAAGGCAAAAAGGGCTGCTATGGTATCAGGTCAGCCTGAAAATAAAAAAGAAGATGAAGAAAGAGATGATGATACTGCTGATGAAACTATTGCATTTGGACGTTTTAATCCACCAACAACAGGACATGAGAAACTTTTAAATCGTGTCAAACGTGCTGCAGGAAAAGGAGAATATCATATCTATCCATCACGTTCAATGGACTCTAAAAAGAATCCATTAGATCCTGATGAGAAGATTGAATATATGAGAAAGATGTTCCCGAAATATGCTGAACGTATTATGAATGAACCTGAGTCAAAAACTATTTTTGATGTTTTGAAAAAGGTGAATGCTAGTGGTGCAAGATCTATTAATATAGTAGTTGGTGCAGATAGACAAAGAGAATTTGAAAATCTTGCAAACAAATATAATCATGATCTTTATGATTTTGATCGTATCAATGTAATTTCTGCTGGTGAAAGAGATGCAGAATCTGAAGGTGTGGAAGGTATGTCTGCATCTAAACTTCGTGCTGCTGCCGCAAAAGGTGACTATAATACATTTAGAGGTGGAGTTCCAAAAACTTTAGATGATGAAAATGCTCAAAAACTTTATAATACTATTCGTAAAGGAATGAGAGTTAAAGAGAGTGTTGATATGTGGAGAATTGCACCTAAGTTCCATTGGAAGAATTTAAGAGAGAATTATGTTAACGGAAATATATTTAAAGTAGATGATATAGTAGAAAATGATAATAGTGGTTTAATTGGAAAGATACTTCGTAGAGGTGCTAATTATATCATTGCTGTTACTGAAGATAATATTATGTTTAAATCTTGGATTAAGGATATCAGTGAGTGGACTAATGTATCAGGAGTCCCTTCAGATCAAAGATTAATAGGTACTGATGCACATCTTAAATATGTACAGAGTATAAGTCATCCACAAGCTTATAAAACTGTTGCTATTAAGAAGTTTATAAATAAATTTAGGAAAAAGCGTAGTCAAAATGTTTAGAACGCCAGAACAATCAAAACTTGATAAATCTTTATATAATGCTTATCGTGAAATTCAGGAGAAACATCAAGGACATGCTGCAGGTGATTCTGATGCAGAGAAACAGGCATCACAGTTAGCATCTGATGTTAAGTATAAAGCCAAGTCAAAAGCAAGACCTGGAATGGGTGACGATGAATTAAAGAGAATATATTTGAGGATACTTGGTTCTTCTCCTGCAAATAGTGCTGTAAAGGCTATGGCTAAGAAGAAACTTATAGGTGAACATCATCAAAAAGATAAAGATGGTAATGTGATAGAACATGGTGATGGTACACCAAGTTCTGTTGAGGAAGCAAAGGTAGATGCAGGTAAGTCTCCTGAGACCAAAGAGAAAGACAGAAACGTCCGTAAGTTTGGTGTGAGTCATAATGTTGCTGGTCATGGTAAGTTAAGAAGGTCTCTTCATAGAATGAATCGTGGAGATAAGAAGATTAAAGGTGATAAGTCAGCATGGGTAGAGATGGAATCTTCACAACTTGGTGAGGAAGGTTATGATCATATGAGAGATAAACATCTTGAAAGAGGTGGTATAGGTGCAGTCATGGGAGAGGAAAACCTATCAGAACTTAAGAACTCAACTCTTTTAAGTTACAGTCAGAAGGCAACAAATCAGTTAGCCTTCAGTGGTGATGGTAAAAAGAAAGCACAGAAGAGAGCAACAGGAATCAAAGCTGCTACTGGGAAATTAGCAATAAGAGCTACTGATCCTGATGGTAAGATGGGACTGAATAAGAATCCTAAGAATGAAGAAACTGCACCAGCAGTTGATATGTTTATTACGGATGTAAGAGAAAAAGTTCTTGATAAGTTTGAGACCAGTGAGAAGGAAAGAATTGTAAAGGGTATGAAGAAAGATACTAAAGGATTTAAGAAGAGATATGGTAAGGATTGGAAGAATGTAATGTATGCTACAGCTACTAAATCTGCAAAGAAAGCAGGTGATACCAGTAAGTCTGATAAGAGATATGCTTATGAGTCTTCAGATTGGAGAAAAGAACTTCGTGAGGCTGGTTGTGAAGTAAAAGAACCTCCTAAGAATAATAAAAAACCACTTGCTAAAGGTTCTAAGATTTCACCTAAGTCACCAAATGTAGTCATCATGCCTCCAAAAGATGAGATGGCAAATGAAGAAGTTCAACAAGTAGATGAGATAGTTA